ATTAGTTTCAAGGTTAAACGATTGGTCGAAGTTTGCGCCAACGTCAACTACAATGTTGCTTACATATGCTGCCATTATTACAGTCAGTTAGATCTATCTACGTGTATTTATAAATCATTTTTTGCTATGGATAATAGAAGAGACTTTATTTCCTGAATATCAGATTTCATCCCTTCCACATCATCCTTCAAATTTTTCATTTCCATCTTTTCTCTATACTTCTTTCTAGAGACTTCCATAAACTTATCATATTCCTTTTGATTGGAATTGACGATGGCACCATTGACCATATCCCTATAAAGGGTATGGTCAGAATCAACTCTTAAACGATCAGAACTCATCGGAATCGAATGATCTTAGGGCAATTGCTCTGAAGTTCTTGACTCTTGGTGCTTCAGATTGGTCAGTTGATGACATGACTACTTTAATAGAGAATCCATTAAACTGTGGTGTGTTTTCTGCGGTATACTTATACTCGCTGAATCCATCTTCCTGACGATTTACGCCTACAAATTTATCTGGTGATCCATCATTATTGAATGGGAGATAAGTCTGCTGAATTTCATTTTCGTCATTTCTGAACAGTCTATAGAAGACCTTGATGTTTGCATCACCCATTCTATGTGCGTCGAATTGAACAAATATGGAGTTAGAAATAAACTCAAGATTAATTCTCTTAGTCTCGTAAATTGAAGAGTGAGGATCGAATCCAGGAAGATTAACTCTACTATCTCTAGTATAATCAATGACTGGGGCATTGATAAGATTACTGCTTGTAATGATATTAGTTGTATCAAGATCAACCATAGGTGATACATTCTCATCATCAGTTACTAGTAACAACTCCATTTCAAATGATTTTTCACCACTCATAAGTTCAGTTTCATTAACCTGTGACGCGACTATTCTTGGTTTATCAAGACGATTTAACTTATTGATTGTAACAGATTCATAACCAGTATTGCTGAATGATGCCTCATTTCCACTTATACTCGTTCCTGTAGTTGTTCTAATTCTTGCAGAAACATTTGTTCCTGTAGGACTGACAAGATTGACTTTTGGATTGATGTACTCAAATGGCATGTTCTGTGATATCTGAACACCAACTCCACCAACTGTTTTAGTTGTGTCAAATGCCTTAGTAGCATCAGAAAGACTTACATAGTAACTGTTGAATGTCTTCTCTCTTGGATCGATGTTGTGAATCTTGTTAATCTTGAGCAGAGATACGCCATTACACTCATACTTGAACACGTTTGCATTCTGGGCATGATTTGATAAGAGACTACCTGTGGTTGCAGAATTGAAGTTTCTTTCATTAATAGTAATTACGTCACCAGAGATTGTTTGGTAAGAAATAATCTCACTATCAATCACTATGTAACCAGTATTTGTAGCACTAACTGCTGCTCCTTCAAAGGTAGCAAATCTAGATCCACTTCCAGCAGAAAGATTAATAGTTGAATCACCGTCATTGAGTGCCGCTGCCAGAGTTGTTGGGGCAACATCACTCTTAACATCCCTTATTTCCACTTTGTTTTGACTTGAATGCATGCCATGGTTGAAGTGACTAAACAACATGGTCTTACCGTCTCTGATTGGATCATCGTTGACGTATTCAATTGCTGGTTGAGTCGTGGAAGTTCCATTACTATCGACATAATTATATGCGCCAGTAGTAAAGTTGTTCTTGACATTATCAACAACTATCATGTTAACAGTAGTTGAAACACCAACAGTAGCTCTTACACCACTTCCAGAAGCACCAAGTTGATTCATCAGTAGAAGGTCTCCGACCTGATATCCAGCACCACCAGTAGCAACTGTAATAGTTTGAACTGCTCCATTATTAACAACAACATTTGCTGTCATGGATTGTCCGAAACCAGTGAGAGATTCAAATCCAATACCATTGTATGTAAAAGAACCAGATCCAGGTGTCAATCCAACACCAGATGTTGGTGAAACCAGTGCCGTAGTGAGACCTGCCTTCAGACCGCCACCAGTTGCAAAGATACTACCAGTATTTGTTCCTTGAATGACTTGATTACCAGCCACAAAATTCACAGTGGATGTATTGATACCAATAGTCTGTCTCTTAGCATATGCAGTAATTGGATTTTCCCTTCTAATAGTAACCTTAGGCAGTTCACTATTGTAGAATGAGACTGAAACAGGAGTGTTGGTTACAAACTTTGCCTTATTCAGTTTGAACTTAAGGTCTTCCAACTGACTTGGAGTCCATGTTGACTGGTTCTGTGACTTAAACAGTGAACCAAGGTATGGTTGCTTGTTATAGACTGCCTTGAGCACGAGATCTTCTTCGCCCATTCTAGTGATGAATGCCAGATACTTCTCTGTGGGTGAAATAAGAACCAGAGCATATTCATATCCAGTTTGCAGATAAACAGGAGTATCAAACTTGAATTCTGTTGATACACTGCCATCTTCAGATAGATTGACATCATTTGCATCAATATTGACTTGACCGAATGGTACAACGGTTACTGTTGGTGTACCATCTCTCATGGTTCTAATTTGAACCGTGACTGGAATTGTAGGATCTTTAGTCTTGAAGTATACTTCACCACCGGTTATGTACACACCATCAGATACTGATCCATCATCATTATCAGCAGTAATCAAGAATGATTGTGCCAGAGGGTCAAAGTATTCACCAACAGTTGTCCTAGTTCCACCAGAAGAACTTCTTTCGGTTCTAGTTGTAGATCTTTCACTCTGAGTGAGTCTTACAGCATCAATAGCTTCAACAAATCTTCTGTCAACCTCTGGACTCTTGACTGCCAAAACCTGTTCCTCATAACTCGTAGCGTATCCAGAAGACAGATACTCAGTTTCAGCAGAACTACCACCTGGATCCAATATAGGTGAATTGACAGGAGATGAAGTTATTATGATTGTGCTCGAACCAGTGGTAAACTTAGGATTAGCAGCAATAGTTGGATCTGGGATGTGAAGTGAATACTGTATTTCACCCTTTTCGTTAGACACTAACTGTATATCACCAATCTCTGCTTCTGCAGTTCCATCCTGATTGACAAGAACCATTCCTTTCTGAACATATCCAAGGTGATCTGGTTGTGTCTGATTAGAAAGGTCTGCGAGGTCAACATTGAGGAATTCTGAAGTTCCAGAATAAGAAGCACTACGTCCGGTGACTGTGGTTAATGGTGCATTAAATGGACCAGTCTCATGGTTGGACTGTGCTACACGGAAGCGAACAGAAGGTGCTCCGATTACAGTTAAACCAATACTGGAAACAATATCACCAGTTTTGAATGCACCCCTAATCATGGTGATTGGCAACTGCTTGGGGAAAGCAAATTGATTCATATCAACGCTTTCCATGAAGGTATAATACTTAGTACCTGGTTTCAGTTTCTGACCAGTTACATGGATATTTCTAGAGCGGCAGTTGTGAATGGTTTCAACACCAATAACTCTATCACCAAGACTAATCTCTTCTATTCCAGAGGAAAGTTCAAGACCAAATACGTTCTCAGTACCAGTTTCAAATGCAGTATCTGTCCAGTCATCTCGAATTGTAGATGTCCTGGTGGTTCTAGAACCTGTGGTTCTGATTCTACGAGCACCATTAGAATTTCTTTCAATTCTAGTTCTATCAATGTTTGAAGTCCTACTGCTACTGCTGAGTGTAGTACTACCGGTTAATTGAGTATCAAAGACTCTATCATCACCGTTCCAGGTGAAGTCAGAAGAGTTCCACCAACTTGCTGCCATTCCACCATTCTCACGGTCTTCAACATTAAGCAATTCTGCCATACCGTTGAATACGGAATCGAATTGAACAATATCGGGAGTTTCAAGAACAATCTCTTCAACCCAATAGTCTGTGGCAGGAGACAAGTTGATTGATCCGGCATACAGTGCAATGTGATATGGATTCAGGTTTTCAGTTCTAGTTGCAAGTGGTTGGTCAATGAAGGGAACTTCTTCAAAGTTGAGAGTCATACCAGGACCCCTTCTGGTCACATTGACATCAGAGAAGTCATTTGCCCAAGCATAATCAGCATCCGTGCGATTTGCTTCGGTTGTTACGGTTTCAAACTGCAGAGTAACATTTCTTTCAGTAGAACGTGGGCGCAGTTCACCTCTCTTCAGGTCAATATCAAATAAAGATTCACCTTGAAGATTAGCACCATCGTGACTTCTGAAATTATCTACAAAGAAACCAGATTTAAACTTATCTAATCCAGTGTTAGGATCTTTGACTGACAGATTCTTAGTATCAGTTTCAAGTAAAGACAGTGTAGTATAGTCTTCAAGAGTTTTAATTCTACTTTCAAGACCACCAATATCTTTCATGGTAAACCTCTTATGAGGAACCATTTTCAATCTGCAATCATAAGTTGCATTGAACATGTATGGAGACAGGGTAAGAATAGCGACTTCAAATCCTTCGCTATTTCCAACTGGTATTTTTGGAAACTCTGATGGTTCTCCCTTTTTGAATGAGAAAGATCCATCCTTATTTAAATACAGTCTATCAATTCTTCCAAGGAAGAACGAATAGTCAACAACAAGGGTTCTATCAGATACAGCAGGTTCAGACTTTGAATTTGTGAATACTCTCGATACAAATGCAAATGGTGAATCTGTCGAAGTCATGCTATATGCATTAACTCTGGGTCTTAGGTCAATGACATCAGATGCTCTTTTTCTACCAACAAATGGAATCTCTCTCATATAGTCGAGAGTATTATAACTGTTAACAGACTCTACCGTTCCAGATGATTCATCGGTATCAAGACGATCAAAGATAATTCTAAGTTGTCTAGTTGGTTCAGCAACACCTGGTCTTCTCTTGATTCTTGAGAAATCAGCATACTCAGTTCTCTGACCTTCATCTAACTGATAATCAGCACTTACATTTCTATCACCAAGGAAAATGGTGGTAATGTTTGCAGTGATGCCAGAAGATTGCAGAGAAAGTGTCTCTAGTAACTCAAAATTCTTGTCGTTCTCATATACAAAGTTAAGTCTATTACCACTTACAACATCAACAACACGGGCAACTGCTCCTGAGTTTGCACCAATCATCTGTTCGCCAATTTTTACATTATTTGAGAATGAATCAGTTGCACTAGAAACAGTCAGTTGAGGAACATCTGCGGGAGCACTATCGTTGGACTCATATATGGCAAGAACTCTAGTAACGTCTGGTACATTCAGTGAAATGGTTTCATCTTGGACTCTTGTTCCAAATGGATACTGAGCGGACCAAGTTAATCCATCATCGAATGTTGTATTACCTGCACCAGATCCCGGAGTTTTGGATCTTGATACAACTAAATTATTGCATCTTGAAACGTTCTTTGTCTTAGATGATATGGAAGACCTTCTACAGGTAACGGTAAGAATTGCACCTGACGCTGCCTTGCTAAGTCCCTTAATAGTAACTTCCTTAAGGTTAGTAGAAAGTGTAACCTGAGAGTCAAGAATGACTTCTTTGTGACCATCAGCATAAGACAGAGTATAATTTTGCTGATTATATGGTTCTAAGAATAGAGTATCATCACCAAAAACACTTACATTAAAGGAGAGAGTTCGATTTGCTGGAACCTCAACTGTGCTTTGCTTTCTTACAATGTAACTGCTATCAAGAAGATTGACAGAAGAAACAACTTCGTTGGGGAGAGCAATAATTTTTCCTGAAGAAGCACCTTTTTCTATAAAACCTTGAGTAACATTCAAGTTCTGAACATTCTTGAGTTCATTGTCAGTACCAACATTAGTGGCCTTTACTGTGCCACCAGTACATACACCAACTACTGTGCTAACACCAACCAGGTTGATTGAACCAGCATTAACTGCAGTTACTCTGTTGAATGTAGGCAGATTTTGACCTGGAATGGTATATGAAACAACATCACCAACTCTTACAGGAACATTTCTGAAGTCTCCAACAGATGGTGATGTTACAGTGGTGAGACCAGTAGCATCACCAGCAGAAGCACCACTAATCTCGAATGACGAACCAGGTTCGATAAGATTGGTGGTCTGTTGCATTGCAACATTACATGCAAAGATGGTTCCCGAGGAAGTACCGATTGACTTGACATCACGGATATCTTTGTTGCTAACTGATGTAATATTTCTACCTATAGAGATTCCATCAACCTCAATTGGTTCGTTGATTTGGAACTCACCTGATACATCTGTAATAGTAAGAGTCGTTCCTGCTGTAACTGCACTCTTAAGGAATCCCTCTGCTCCACTGAACACACCTTTAACGTGTGCAGATTGGGGAGCAGTAATGGCAAGTCCAAGTTCAAGGACACTAAACGTTTGAATATCGTAAAGTCTTAAATCAAATCTCTCTGTGCCAATTCCTGCTATATTTTTCTTATTGAAATCGTAAATCCTAGCATTACCAATGACTGCGCCACCGGTATCCAGTTGTCCATTATCGCCAAGTCTACGTTCTCTTAGTTCTACAACATATGTGTTATTGAATCCAACAACTGGCGCACCAAAAAGGTTTTCTACTTGAATAACGTTTCCGATATTAACTGGAACACTAATATTCTCTTTATTCTTGGTAGTTCTTGGTTTGTCGTTATCGAATGAAGTCGATGCAATCTTTTCAATTTCATATCCTTTTACATATGCCTTACCTGAGGATATCTGAAGGGTGAAAAGATCATCAGAAGGAGTATTGCCTTGCTGAGTTAATTGACCTGGTGAGTAAATTCCCTTATTGCCAAGTCTGTCATTTAAAGTCTCTCTAACGTCAATAGCAAATCTCTTGACGTAATAATCACCAGATTCGTCGTATGTTCTTCTTGCCAGTTCGTCTTTGAAGATATTATAATCAGTTTTATTAACTAACCGTTGAACAGTTCCATTTTCAACACGCAACAGTTCTACGAAGTTGGCATCGTTGTTGTCTGTGATTGATTTCTTGACTAGAGATGCAGAGATTTTAAGTCTATCTGCACCAGGGGCAGCTTCATTTGAAAATCCTTTAGCATTATCAAACAGATCACGATTTTCAGAAGAAGCAGTTATAATATCTTCTGAAATCTGAAGACCAACCTTAAAACTAGGTAAATTGGTATACTGATCTAAAATTACTGTGTCTGAAGTAACTTTTACAAAATATCCTCTAACAAAGAACACACCCTCACTGATTGAGGCAGCAGAACCAGTTGGAGTTGCATCAGATACAACAGCTCTAGCAAATGCATTATTTGCAGGAATGGTAGTATTAGAAAACTTAATGTCTTCTAATGTAATCAGATTTTCACCATCTGCAAATTTTGCTGTTAATCCGTCACTTCCAGAAGAAGTATACTTAATATAAAGAGTATCTACACTTTCTTCAGATTCGGCAACTGAAAGACAATTGACCACGGTTGCCTTAACACCAGAAATCTCACCTTGAATCTCAATGTTATTATCTTTAAGATACGAAGTATAAGCAGAAACAGGAACGTCTAAGAACGTTGGATCAATCTTAACCGCAAAATACTGTCCGTCAAAGATTATTCCACCAGGGACAATCATTGCTCCTTCTTTGAAGAAGTGCTGTCCAAACTTCTCAATCTGACCTTGCAGGATAGATTGTAACGTAGTTAGTTCTCTGGATTGAATTGGGAATCCAGGTTTGAACAATACCTTATTATAATTCTTATCCTCGTCAAAATCGTCAAAATAAGGCGATACATTGAGATTGGTGTTCTGGGTCATTTCTTAGAACTCTACTACGATTTTTACTTCTTCTTTTTGGGATTCAGATCTACTGATTGGTGCTCTGTTATCAATGTAAATGATGTCACCTGAGAACTTTTCAACTTCTGGAGATGCCTTTCCTGCCGTGAAAGATTGTCCCAAATTACGTATATCACTATTGCTGAGGGTTACAGCAGTGCCAACAAAACTGGTATCAGGAATCAAAGTAGAACCACCTATACTTACACAAGTGATTGGTTTTGTGGTTCCTTCAAAATCAAAGTTTTTGAAACCATTAATAGATAAAGTTGACAGTCCAACAGGTTGATAATACCTTAAGACCCCAGTATCTCTATCCCAAGAAGCAACATAACCAACAGCAACTGATGAAGCAGTACCAACAGTTTGACGGATCTCAGCATTCAATGGATAATTGGTCTGAGAAGTTGTAATACCAACGTCGGTAGTATCAGGTTTTAACTTTAATGCTCCAAGAGAAGTTGCGGTACTACTATTTAGAATCTCAGTCTGACTTCCATATATGGTTGGATTCCTTACAATACCGATTCTTGAGAAGTTGTTTTGTGCTGCAAAGTCATCAGCAATATCATACTTGGAGTGAACCATCACTCTGTATGCACCCAACTCACGATAGATATCCGCTCCATGACCACCTTTTGGTGGGATGATAACGTCAAATGCTGCACCAGATCCACCAGCACCATCAGCAACAAAGTTGATTACTCCTCTGGTGTAATCTTTTCCGGGATTTGAAACTGTAACACTGGTAACCTGTCCATCAGTTACAATAACACTACACTTTCCACCAACACCATCACCAAAAATATCAATATCGTTATATGTATTTGATGTATACCCTGATCCTGGATCTTTAATGATGATTGTCTGAAGTGCTCCACGAACTGCAGCATTCTTCACTGATGCAGTATTGACATCTCCCCAGTTATTTGGAACTGGAATGAATTTCTCTGTTACGAATTTAACAATGTCCGCTGGAGTGATAGTGTAAAGATACTTCCAACGATATCCGTCATCTACACTATCGTTTGCCTTTTGGACAGAATTGGAGACAAATCTTGGTTCAAATTGTGATGGTCTGCCATTTCTAAAATCTGGGAATGACGTACCATTATTGATACAGAGATAAACTTTAAACTCAGAAGTTACAACATAGAAACGAGAATCGTATAATGTTTTTGCACTAGTTTGTGGTGCTGCGTTGCTGATATCATAATCATGCCTATACATGTCATAGGTTATACCAGCAGACCAATTGACTCTTGGTACAATTCTTGCAAAGTCATTGACGCCAATTCTATTCAAGAAAAGCATCGATCCATGATAGACACTCTCTTGCTCGAAAGAGTCTCTTGGATCTGGAACATTCTGTGGCCACCCATCAACACCGTATTCTTCGATGTCATCAAATTCAGGATTGGGGTGCGCCAAGAAGGTATAATAAAAGTTTGAAGTCGTGCCGATGCCAGTCACAGACTTAGCAAACGTCTCCGCATTCAAAATTCTAAATTGGTCAGTGATTATGGCAGGCATGTCTGTCCGATTTTTTGATTATTTATACTGTAATTAGTACTCTATATTTAATAGAAGGATGCCAGTTGACTAGTTCTAGAAACATGTGCTGAAGTACTAACGCCAGAAAGAGGATCATGAGATTGGAATCCCAATGTTTGACCATTTCTGCTTCCTGTATTTATCTTACCCCAACTAAACGTTCCATACTGATAAAATTCAGGATCAGTATTGATTCCTGCTACAGAATGAACGTTTGTTGCAACCTGAACTCTATCTGTTCCAGCAAAACCAGTAACTTTTGCAGCACGATAAACATTATTAAGGAAACTAGAACCAACTGCAACAATATTTGCTTGACTACCATCAATTGAGGTAAGACCAGCGCCAGGACCGATAGTAGTATTTCTAATTACGAAGTAGTCGCCTGTTGAAATACCAGTTGTTTGAATCGTATTTGGTTCTCCACCATCAGAATATATTGATTGATGTGGGTAGAAGTCAAATTTAAGTGTTGGTAATGAATTTTCTGCACCTGACTCACCTGAGTCAAACTCTAGAATATCGGTAATCTTTCCAAAGTCACCCTCATACGAAACTTCCTTAATCGTTTCGACAACTGGTAATGTGGCGTCTGTAACCGCTAAACCTACGAATGTGACATTATTGATAGACTGTGCAAGGTTGTCAACTTCGTCAAATGTCCAGACGTTTTCAGCATGTATCACAGTGTCCGTAGGACCAACAGATTGAATGATCTGAGTTGATGGATAATACAATGATGCATTAGAATTTCTTGACTTAGAAATCCTAAGACCATCAATAACAGTATCAGAAGTTTGCTTGGTCCATTCTATGGGTCTCAATAACTTATCTTCACTGTTAATACCAACTCCAGTGTAAGTTTCAGTCTCAACAGTATCAGCAGCAATCAATGCATAGATGGTTCTTCTTTCCTGACTGGTCACATCATTTTGACGTTCAAAAACATTAAACTTGTTGCCATCTGCGTCTACCTTTTCAACTTCAAAGTAAGACTCTTTTTGAAGTCTTAATTCATCACCTTCTTTAATTGTTTGATCAATATCAATTTCATCAAAGTCTAATGATGAACCAGCATAGAAGTATAGTCTAAATGAACTATTTGCTTTTGGTGCTTCTCTAAACTTCAATCTTGTACCACCACTGAACTCATAATCAATTCCTGGTCTCTGAAGAATATCATTGATGAAAATCAACATATTGTTTTGAAGTATGATTCCAGATCCTTCCCTAGCAACAATACTGTAGAATTCTCTTTCAGTTTCTGTTCTAGTGATAAGGAATTGAGTTTTAGCACCATTAAACTGGTTGCTAAAGTCATCCATCTCAAGAAGTTGTCCGAATGTCCATCCAGAGAACTTATCTTGGAACTTGTTGCTAACAGTAGCAGTGAAAGGAATAGTGGTGATTCCAGGTCCCTGGAATGGAAGACCCTGAAGTTCAAGAACATCACCTTCTTCATATCCAACACCACGGTTTGACATGTTGAAAGTAACGACACTACCGCCAGTCCCAACAACAACATCCATTTCAGCACCAGAACCAGTTCCACCAGAAAGTGTAAGACCCTTATAAGGACTTGGTGGTGGTGCAGTGACAAAATCTAAAGTTGTAGATATGCCTGTGCTTGTATAACCAGTTCCTGGATTTGTAATGGTTATTGCAGTGACTATTCCTGCTGTTATTGAAGCAGTAAAGGTTGCATCTTCACCACCACCAAATCCAACATTAAGAGTTATTGTATCTGTAGTAAATGATGCTATTTCTAGTGTTTGACCAGCAGCTGGATCAGTTGATCTTGGGTATGAATGGTCAGATGTAAACCCATCTCTGGAACATCTGAATACTAATGAATCGTTATCAAGAGTAACTGTATTACCAAAAGTTAATCCATGATTAGCAATTGTCAATGTCAATAGACCAGTTTCAGAAATATAAGTTGCATTTGTTGGAGTTAATTGTGATCCACCTGTTACATTTACAGAATTAGCGGCAGAGGATACGAAAGTGTGTATAAAGTGCCTATCAGTTGCTGCAATAGAAACTATTGGTGCTGATATGTATCCTTGACCTCCAGTTACAATACCAACTGATTGAACTGTTCCTGCTGCTGATACTACTGCATGGAATACTGCCCTACTAGGAACCTGATAACCACTACTAACTCCAACTGTGAACTCATTGATTATGCCACCCTGTGGGAGATCTCCAACTTGTGGTGTTCCAGTAAAGTCAATTGCTTCACCAGTAGCAATCTTTTCAATTTCATAATCAGATCTAGAAGGAGCACCAATTGGTGAAAGGTATGGTTTCTGGAAGACATTATTGATCAGAACTACACCATGACTAGTGGTAAGACCAGTTACTGCAACACCACTACTGATTATCGAGAACTGACCAGTTGTGCCATTGAAAGAATTTGAGATATCATCGAAAATTGTATTTTCATTATACGACAATCTATAGAAGATTCTTCCTGAGAAAGTTGATCTGGTTGTTAATGATCCAATACCTGCAGGTCCATATGGTGCATCACTGAAGTAAATCTTACCCTGTTTGATTCTGTAATCGCCTGTGACGACGCTACTAGCAGCACCGACAGTATGTGCAGTAGCAACAGTACCCAGTGTTCCACGTTGAACATTAAGAACGTTACCAGCGCCTACCAGATCCACTTTGACAATCTCTCCATCTCCAAATCGGAGTAGAGACTTACCTTGAATCTTTGATACATCGCTGACTGTAATCTGAGTTGAACCAATTCCAACTGCTTCAGACATAGTGATGGCAACACCTACTGGTTTTACCGCAATAGGACTTTGAATAATATTATCAACGGTGATTAAACTCCTGGTAGTTGCAAGGTCACCATCTGTTGAGAAGGATTGGGTAAGACCAATTCCAGTTGTATTAGTGAATGTTACGAATCTTCCCAGTGCTACGTCTGCTTGACTGATAGCAACTTTAAATGTATCTTTAGTGAGACTAGGATCACTGGGGAAAGCAACTACAAATACTTTATCTGGCAGAAGAGTGGTAAGACCAATACCAGGAACAGAAGTAGAACCAATACTCAGACGAGATCCAGTATTGATACCAGCATTTGTTGGGTCATACAGAAGTTCTTCACCAGTGTTAAACTGATGATCTGTAACTGTAATTGTGCTACCAGCAATGCCAGTTACAGGATTAACGGAATGGTGAAGTAATGATTTGCTATCACTGAATATAGTGAAAGTGCTCAGACCAACAAGTTGACCAGCAGAGTTTCCAACGCCATTGAATTGAGGACTGAGATCATCGATCATCAGAACTTTATTGGTTATGGATTCGTTGTAGTCAGTAATTATCTTAGAATCAAATGTAATGACCTTTGAAAGAGCTGTTGTATCTGTGTCTTCTTTTGCAAGATCATAACTTATTCTTGTATGCACAGACGAAATACTATCAATATCAACATTGAGGTTGAGTTCTGTATCTGCAATTGATACATTTGCTGTCTTTGATGGTAATGAAATAAGTTGTAAGTCTGAGAAATTCTTATAACCAGCAGTGTGGTCTAGACTATCAACCGTCTCTTTCCAATCATCAAGTGCAACTTCACCACGAATACTATAAGCAAACCTTTGATAGTAATCATTATCGTGAAGTCTTTGTAGACTATCATTCAACTTACCAACATCATCCTTCCACATTCCATTATCACAAGATACACTTCCCACATTAAAATCAAAGTCAAATGAAGTTACTTCTGCAATAGTTGCTTTAGCGCCACCAAGGGAACCAACAACGATTGCATCTTCAGTAAATTTACCATTAACTTTATTCAGTCTCAATATACCTGATTCCTCATCCCAACCATTCTTTGCTACAATACCAAATATACTTCCATCACTAGAAACAGCAACCTTTTCACCTTCTGAGAATCTTATGGGTGCAAATTCTGGTTTAAATGTTGCCAGGTCATCTACTTTGATAATTCTACCAAATTGTGCATTCTGAGCGATATTGTAGGTGCCGCCAGTATTACCTAAACCAGTGATTGGATAACTAATACTCTCAACTCCATTAGTAGTATTGGTTGTAGATATACCAAAGATTGCATAATTGTAATCACTTGAATTGTAACCATCTGCTGTATCACCATCAGTAATTTGGACATTTTCTACAAAGATTTTATCTCCAGTCTGGAATGGGAAAGGATTAGTAACGCCAAATCCAACATTTGGTGCTCTAAGGAAGAGTTGATTTACTCCATTACTGGAAACAGCATTAACAACACCAATTCCATTTGAGTTCTCAGTTGCAACAATCCTGAGATCTTCTTCCAGATTACTATCACTACTAATAACTTTAACATCAGATACAGCACCACCACCTAATGTTGTCCGTGTAACGATGTTATTATTTCCGATTGCAATTACTTTTGGTGCAACGTTGTAATCATTTCCAGCAGTAACAATACCAACTCCTTTTAACGATCTGATATTCTTAAGTCTCAGGATAAGAGAACTATCTACTTTTGGTGCGATAGTTTTATCTACTGGGAATTCAATACCAGGACTAACAACCACACCATCTATAACTGCTCCGATTTCGGTATTAGTTAATTCAAGTTCTGCAGAAATACCTGTAGTAGTCCCTATGGATGTAATTGCTGGGAATTCTTTGACATTGACGCCACCATTTACAATCTTGGTAGAATGGATACCACCAATTGCAGTCAGAGAACTAGTAGAATAGAATCCAGTGCTATATCCCGCAGGAACATAAGAATTTGTCTCAGCAGCACCAACCAAGGTGAATCCGAAGGAATAATCTGTGCCTATTCCAATCGATCTAACTTTATAGTTCTGATTGAATTTGGACTCTACTATACGGATATTAGAGTAATTGCTTACAGATTCATCTGCAGAATTTGGATATGTACCTGTAAATGTGCTATCAACTCCTTCAAGTCTGTAATAAAAACTACCTGGAAGATTTTTGTTAATATCAAATATGATTTGCGAGGCATCAGAACCATCACCGATTACTCCTTCCTTCTTAAACAGAGTGGAATCATACCTAGATTGGAACTCTTTATCGTTATAGAAATTGATATTATATCCAGAAAGACTCGTATCTCCGGTCTTCAGAGCAAATCTTCCACCATTGATAACATCGATCTTCGGATTTACCTTTGCAATTTCATGGGTTCCATGTCCTTGCTCTGTTATAACAATATTCTGGAATGGGAATGCTCTTGAATCAACAAAATTATCTGCAAGTCTAAACGTATTATCGTCAATCTTAATTACATAATACTCTCTATTGTCCTGAAGAGGTGTTGCAACACCAACAATATTTGTATAAATTACAAGATCACCAGTATTCAATCCGTGATCCACAATTGTAATATTAGAAGTAGTTACAGTTGCAATCCCAGCAGGAGCAAAAGTCTTAGGATCAACAACCAGTTTCTTCAGATAATCATTAAACTTGAATACAAACTGTTGAACTTCATTAGGTGTAATGTGAAGTCTAACTTCATCTCCCTTTTCTATTCCATGTGCTTCACTAGTTTCAACCCTAGCAGATACCTTTTTGACAATACCAGTGATATTATCTTTTACTTGTGATAATGTGTGATTGGTTCCGTCAGTAAGTTGGTTGAAGTAGAGAGTAGAGGTAATTCCAGCAAATGCCTTAGAAGTCGCAATACCAAGGAATTCATTTGATATTCTTACTGCAAAGAGACCAGTTGGGGGAAGGAAGAATGGATCTGCCAATGTATCAGTCACAGCGGCACGAACTGTTCCTCCAACAGAAACATACTTCAGTTCATCTCCAGTTTGGAATCTATGACCTGGCAGGTAGATTGCACGTTCTGGAATATTAACTGTAACAGGTATACTTCCAGCAGTTCCTACAACAACTGAGGTATAAGTAGAACCTATACCGACAGCAGATGCACCAAAGTTTTCTACTTCTGGAAGTTCTATATTCTTATTCTGCACCTTCTTATCGAGAAGGAAGGTAAATGTCACAGGTTGCTTGACTACCAGATCTCCCACATTGTGACTGCTTCCAGTGCTATCATTAACGACTCTTGTAACTCTATATTTGTTATTGACGACATCAACGCCAACAATCTCCATTAACTCACCGCTAATCTTAACGATATCACCTTTTTCAAATTTCTCTGTAAATACAGAAGCAGACAGTTCGATACTAGTACTAATACCTGTTGTAGCAACAACAGGAATAGCAATTTTCATGTTGGTTAGAACTGTGCCTACTCCAACAGTGGGGAAACCTTCAAGGTTCTTGTATGATGCGGAACCAATACCAGAGACTTCGATGATATCACCATCAGAGAAACCATGTGGTGTGGTAGTCACACCGGTTACAACCTGACCTTTAACACTAAAGATAGTATTTTCTAATACAGTATCACTAGTTCCGATAGAAACAATATTTTTGCCTAATACCTGTTCAACCTCTACATCAATTGATGGTTCATTGAAATTGACTTGCTCTCCAACTCTATAGTTAACACCAGATTCAAGCACAATGACATCATCTATTCTAGACGCTCTAACTTGATCTACGTTAACTAGCACGTCAGATCTCATTGCATCTTGTAATGCTGGATATTCTCTGGTTGGAGTATTCACTCCAAGGTGAGTTACATTTCTCTTATAAGAACCACTATTCAGAATTGAATCCCTCTGATCAGTATTTTGTTCGTAATTGAAAGATTCTGTTTGATTATGGTGTGACTTTGTGATATATGGATATGCAAGTTCTTTAGAAGCATCTAGAGTGGAGAAGTATGCATATGTTCCATTGGGATATTCTGGGGTCTGACAGAATCTACCATTATACTCGTCAAGAGTTTTAAGGGTAGCGGTTCCTGTGGATCTTTTATAGACAAAATCTTGTGTGAAATCTCCAGCATCAAATCCAACAGATGGTCTGAGTAATGCAGAAGATTCAACATCAAGATCATAACCTGAACGCATTCTTGCAATTCCACCATTTGCCGCACCATCAAATTTGGGATTTGCATAACCATATGGACCATAGATCGGATTACCATCATATGCCCATCCAAGTATTGGAGAGTGATCTAATTCCTGACCTATACCACCGGTCTTTTCTGTTCCATCAGCAAGAGTATTGTCTCCCAGTCTTGTACGATAGAATGCTCCGGGATAGAAGGAAACCAACTTGGATTCTTTTTCACTAAATCCAGAATTCATCTGAATCATTTCCCGATTGAGTCTATTATTTTTGGGAGCTGATGAATTGATTTCAAGTGCTTCTCTGTATCTCTGAACATTGTTAAATGTCCATTTATGAACTTCTGCTCCTAACAGTGCATCAGTACCAGATGGAATTACTTCGACTGTTGTACTATCCTGTTTATATCCTTGTCCTGGGTTAACAATAGTAACTCCAGTAATAGAACCATCCACAATAGTAACAGTCAGTTCTGCTAGAACTCCTTCACCAGTAACCTTAATTGTAGGTGGACTGGTATAATTCAAACCTGATTCTACAACAAATGCTCCAGTGATCTGCCCATCAACAACAATAGTTTTGATGATTGCATTTCTTCCTGTCTTTACCTCAACAATAATATCTTTCTGATAGTTCATCACATTGGATACACCATACCCAACACCACCATTTCTGATGAATACGTTTTCAAGACCTCCACGAACTACAGGAACGCCAATAGCGTTATAGTATGAAGGAGTGACATCAGTATTACCAGTGGAAACGATACCATTAATCGAAACAGTAATGTCTGGATACTTGAACGTATGTGTGCCTCCACCCACGTCGGTCATGTTTACATAGTTCTTATTATCATAATTGACGCTACTGATAGTGGTTGCTGTTCCTGCTTCACTCAGTTGGAATCTGTCTTCATCCAGAACAGTTACCTTATAATTTAATCCTGTCGATAGTCCAGCAATAGTTTGACCATCAAATGTATATTCAATGTTATCACCACTCTTGAAACTGTGATTTCTTGCATAGATGTAATTCTTTTGAGTATTGATACCAACGAAATTTTTGTAGATATCTCGTTGGAAGAATGGTGGCCATGCAACAGCATCTACAACTACTTTCTTATTGGAGAAATCATCAGTAGAAGATATAATTCTGATATCATCAATAACTCTTCTATTCACTGTTGACGTAAATTTATGAACTCCATTACCAAAGGCATTCATATTGATCACAGTCTTAGCAAGTGCATTCTTCTTTGAGGTAGCAAGTGAGACTTGTGTATCATTGATTTTTGCAATAAAATATCTTGCACCAGATGTTAATCTATCTGTAGAGAATCCAACAGAAGTACTTCCAGCACCAATAGGATTTCCTGTGGTGGTGTATATAATTTCTTCTCCATCTGCGAATCTATGATCAGATGAGAAGGTGATTATATCTGATTCCTGATTATCTCGTGCATTATCAGCAAAAGATTCAGAATAAGACAATCCTCTCATTCTTGCTTCGGCAATTGCCTGTGTTCCATTTCCTCCAGAAATTTTTACAGTAGGGGTATCTGCATAATTGAAACCAGGAGCGGTAACAATAATATCTTCAATCTTTCCTTTAAGTTGACCTATAAGATCAGCACCAGAACTTCCTGCAGTATCTGCAACTCCAATCTGGGGTGCATTTACAATATCGTAACCAGTTCCAGCATTTAGAATATTAATATTGTCTATCTGTCCATAATAGATTGAATCATTTGAGATTGGTGAATCGAATTCAACACCATTTAAGGCAACACCGATTGGTCCAATAATATCATTATGCTCAAGTGCTGGTTTTGGTTCTCTATTGATTTTCTTGAAATGATTCTGATTAAGTAGAGTTTTTCCACGTAAAGAATCTGGAGTCAGTTTATACTTACTATCTGTTGAACCACTAGAGATACCAACATAAATTTCACCATCAAGAGAAGAACGACTGAATGCTAACTTTAGAGTATTATCATCAACTACATGAGCGTAATACGCTCCTTCTAATACAGTGCTAATTCCAGCAGTTGTCTCAAAGTATATCTTCTCACCTCTTTCAAAATTGTGAGCATTGATGGTAATCTCATCAGTTGTATCGTTTATATTAAGATGCTCAAATGTCTTGGATCTATCTGAAACTGTTACACTATCGTAACCAGGGAGTCCCGAGAATGCAACGTATGCGTTATTAACTGCATCGACAAAGGTATTTTGAATATTTCCTAAAATATCGTTTGGATTGATATTTGAGTTTGCAAACTTGAGTTTCTTCTTAAAAAGATATTTTTCAGTTACGTTAAGAGAGGTGCTTAAACCAACAAGACTAAACTGCCTTCTATTGTTTATAGCACCAACTGTGGCAGATGACACAAGACTATTATCATTCTGAAGTATAATGTCTACTTTGTCATCTACATGTAAATGGTGATCAAGTCTAGTTTTAACATCACTTGATCCAATAACTTCATCAACCTGTTGAATTACTACATTGTTATAGAACCATCTGTTGAATCTTACATCATCTTCTTCCACCTTTTCGCCAAGGTGTTTTACGGTCAGTTCGTCTCCTTTTCTAAACTGACTAGAAACATTTCCAGTAGATGAAACTCCTATGATTGTGCCAACAACTCGCATCGTAACGAGTCGGTCCATATCATTGCCCTCATAACCAAAGACATATTGACCATCAGTGATAGGATCATTATCCGAAAGCATGGTAGACAATCCTACACATCCGTAGAACTGGTTAGCACTCTTACTTGTATAAGAGACTTCTACTAAATTACCCTTATCAGGATTCAAGAATGAACCACTGTCTGGGAATCCAAGAGTAGAGTCTACAGTCAGGGTTGCAAGTGAAGAACCAACACCTAAGACTCTGGTTTGCTTACTAACATTGAATGTATTCTGAATCGCATTTTTGGGGAAGTATAACTTATGATAATACTTGTTGTTTAGAAGTATTGCTTCAACTCTTGAAATAACACCCGATGCAGTTGGATTATCAACCGATCCTTGTAATATAGTTGTCTCCCCAAGTTGGTTCGCATCTCCACTGATAGTATCTACGACAATAACATCAGAAAGTGAGTAATCGGCAGATGATGCTTGGATTGTATTCTCAAAAGGTTTTACAACATCAACATACTTTCCAAACAGAACAGCAAAGAGGATCTTCAGTGAAGTATCAGTTCCCTTTGAACTATAGAAATCCCTTGCTCTTGAAAGGATATTATCAATGTTGACGCTTTGGAACTTTCTATCTTCGATTCCTGGTAAGAATAATTTTTTATACTTTTTGAAGAATTCTGCTAAGAATACCAAACTGAGATTGATAACTGGTGTTCCAGCATCATGGAATTCCGACTGACTGACATTAAAGTTTAAAAACTCACTACTGACATCATCAATACCAGAAAAACCTCTGATACATCCAGTAAAGGCAAAATTGGTGGCAGTGGGGAGAGTTGCACCTAATGGATTTGCTTCTGTAATATCTAATACGTCATCAAGAGAATCTTCGTTCTCAGAAATCGTAATTGTGTTAGAATCGATAACTTCGGTGACAAAATAAACCTGACCAGCAACAACACTTGAAAATGCTGTATCAAAAACGATAGTTTGTGCCCTAAACGAATCTAAACCAATAGTAGACGTTAGTTTGATGGTATTAAGAGTAGGATCAACCTGAGTGACCTTTTGAGCAAAAGAAGTTTTACCAGTGTAGGTAAAAATCTCACTTCCAATCTTTGCGAGTCCATTTTTTTCGATAAAACCAACATGATTGGTAACTTCGATCAGATCTTCATCGTTTGCGATGAATCTGGTCAGTGTTGGAGTAGTTTGAGTATATTTGACATCTACAATACTCTGAATATTCTTTAAATCTTGAATTCTCTCTCCAAGATCAATAGTTCCGTACTCATGTTGCTGAGACAGATAGTATTGCTCCAAAAACTCTTTGAAGAGTGGATTGTCATCTAAAATAAATTCTGGAAGTTGACTTTCCAGAATATTGGAGATTTTTACTTTACTATCTGACATTTCTTATCGAGTAAATTTCTTGCTGCTAGTGTAACTTGAAGGTGGAACGTATTTTGTTGCAGAATTGTTTGATCCTGAGGTGATCAAATCTTCTTTAAGCGTTAAAACACTTTGTCCTGTAGTATCTAGGACGATATAAAGGTTCTCTTTTGCGATGATATCGTTTGACTCGGGTGTGACTCCAATTTCAATACGATTGGGCAATGCAGTCGTCGAAATGTTGATTGGGAAGAGAATAATCTCGCCTTTTACGTAATCAACAGTTCCAGCATTCTCAATAACAGTAATAACCTCATTACTTTCATTAAATTTGATCACAGATATAGATCCAGTCGTTGGTGTGACCTGTTGGGGTCTTCCAGGAATGGTAATACTGGTATCAGGGACATCAGTCAAGAAGAGATTGCCTTCAATACCGGAAACTGTAAAACTAGATGACCTAATATTGAAACCTTCCAATTCAGCATGGAATTTATTTGCATAACAGAGTTCATAATTGGCAAGAGTGTCAAATGCAGGAACCAAATTCCTTCTCATTACCAAATTAGTGATATTTGACGTAATTCCAGAATCAACATTGTCAATTTGGCGAAGAAGTTTACTATACTTCAGTCTTCCGCCGAAAGAATTGATATCAGTTGACTTAGAGTAGTTTACAATTGCATCTTGGACCCTACTGAACAGATCTGCAGTGTTTGTAACCTTACCTGGGTCGTATGAGACCGTGCTATCATACTCCACATATAGGTATTTCAGATCTAAGAACTCCTGACGGATACCAGCAATGGTGTATTCCTTCAATCTGCTCTTAATCGTGTTTTTTGCCACATCAGACAGAAAATCACCATTCTTGGGTTTGATTGTAATGAAGACTTTACCGTATTCTGGGGGATCAAGTTCTTCGCCACCGTATGCAGAGACAGAATCAACGTTAGGATACAGAAAAGGTATCAGTGAAGTGTAATCATTGGCAGTGACCGCTCTGTATTGCGATGCATAGACCCTAGGAGCAAGATATTTGATGGTATCGATGTCTTCTATGTCATCACCGTTCTCTGCCGCTTGTAGGGTCGTTATGGCGGAGATGCCAGATGTTACATTTCGGTCTCTTCCTGCAGTTTTTGCAACTAATTGACCAGAGAAGGTGAAGTTAACCGCACCATTTGCTGCTTCACCGGTTGTTTCAATATAAGTGACTTCAATCTTGCTTCCATTTGCAGGTTTTTTACCTAAAATGTTGTCTCCGAAGAGAATTTGATACTTTTCATCCGAAATTTCTTGCACAAGGTACAAACGAGTGTCGGCATCAACGTTAAAAATGTTGGTATATGGCGTATATTCCTCTATTGCGGTCCCAATTGTCCGAACACGGATGGTAGAGGTGTCAATATTCGCATTTGGAAGGATATATTTCTGGTCTGGCAGCGAATCATTTACGGTAAACACCTTTTTCAGTAGATTTCCTTCTAAAATCTCGATATTACTGAAGGTTACACGCTTGTTAGAGTTCGGAGTTGCTGTAATATCCTCTGGAATTGAGAAAATATAGTTTGCATTGTCAGCAGCACCCAGTGCAACAACACCTTTCTTCAGTGTGACCGACCTTGCCGATACATTTGATGCACTAAAGGTGACTCTTGCGCTTGCTGCCTTCTTTGATCGGGGTACATATCCAATATTTCTTGCTAACGATACGACATTCTCTCTTAATGTCGCACTATCAATGAACGATTCGTTCACTGCCATACTTGTATTGTAGGCAGTAAGGTAAGAATTATACGCTAACGTGTCGATTAGGATCGCAAAATTCGATCCCTCAAAATCAAAGTCCGTAAAATTAGTATTCGATCTCAGATAATCCTTTATCTGCTCTCGGATATCATTAAAATCGAGATTGGTAAACTGATTGAATGCCATTATACCCTAGAAGGTTGTAAGATAAACTCTATTGCTTGTGTGGGAAGGGGTAATCCAACAATGTCATAGTCAATCTGAATGAATAATTCGTTAGTATCGTCCTGACCTTCGACAAAAACGTTGGTCAGTTCAATTCTAGGTTCATAGTTCTGCAATAATGTAACAATTTCTTCCCTTATGACTCCATTATCAAATGAATTTAATTCAAAAAGTGCATCACCAACAGATGTTCCCAATAAATCGTTAAAAAATCTCTCCCCAACACGAGTTCGGACCAGATTTATAACAGATCTTTTGATTGCATCTTCATTTCTGAGGAATGTTACGTCGTTTGTAATGGGATGACGCTTAAAAGACAGACTAATATCCCTAAAACTACGTGATCGCTTTAATGCCATCAGTTTTGATACACTTTAACATACTATCTATAACGGTTAATACCGATTTGGAATTGAATCATAAGGTGATTCTTCCGAAAGCATCTGTTTTTTACTACCACCAACGGGTTTTGCCTCGTCATTCAGCACCTCTTTCAACTCTACAGGAGTATCTTGAGGTGATTCACCGGGTAATGACCAGTGATCTGTGACCAAATGAGTCGTTCCCCATGTTTCTTTCATATACTTACTGTCTCTATC